TGCTATATTGCATTTGCACATAGTCATAGCCTTGCATTTGCATACCTTGACTGTATACAGTAGGTGTGCTAACATTACCACTAGTGACTGTGCCAGTGACTGATAGATTACTTAATGTACCTAAACCTGTTATGTTGGGTTGATTTGCACCAGTTACATTACCAGCGTAGTTAGCAAAGTTTGCAGTTGGTACATTGCTGACAGTTCCAATTGCCGCACGACTAATCTGCACTTGCACATTGGGCGGTGGAGTTAGTGCAACTTGTACATTGCCTGTGTTTGTTACGATTACTTGATTAGCCATATTAGTAGTTGATTACCCCATCTGAATTTACCAAGAACAATAAGAATACTGCTTGGTCATATGCTGGTTGTGTACCAACTGCGGGAAAACTTATCTTTATTCTACCTGTGAAACATGCTGGTTCTGCCGCACTGATATCTAAATCAGGATCACCAACAATTAAGTCCCATGTGTCATCATCTACAGTTAATGTAAAAGTACCTGCACTTGTATTGATATTACTGATTGGCAATACTATTGGAGTGGGTGCTACACGATTCATACGCATTGTGCCAGTTGCTGTAGTCAAGTTAAATATACCACCACCTTGTGTAGCACTGATTGTAAATGTAGTTTCAGTGATAATTGTTTTTACATAGTATGTTGTGTTGATTGCTACACCACCAAAGACTGCTCCAACAAACTGAACGGGCTGATCGACAAATAATTCTGCTGTACTTGTGCAAGTAAATGTATCATTTGTAGTTTCTGCACTTGTTATTGTTGTGATGAGAGGAACTAATGGATAATCATAGATACTAAAGTCTATGCCAGTTCTAGAATCTTGATAATCTACGATTGCTCTACGTACAATTGTTGCGTTAATTGTAGCACCAGTTAAGTCTACTGGTGTTGTGCCAGTTTGCCAACCGCTGGTATAACTTGTAATGGTAGACCATTCAAAGTTCCAAAAGTCTTTTTGATTGTATATTAAATTTTGCGCTAATACTTGAGCGTCAAAACCTGCCACTTGATTTAATGTGGCTTGTGTGAATTTTGCCATTTGTTTTCCTCTGCTGTCTCGCATCTTAACGAACTACTGCTGACTCGCGGTAGTTCGTGTGTGTGATATTGTATTTATGCTTTAACCTACACGCCAGAAGGAGCCATCGCTAAAAACTGGCATAAGATTAGCACCGCCACCGAACGCTACTGCATTAAATGTAGTTACGCTGGAATCTGAAATAAATCTTCTAGTACCAGCTCCGGCAGTGCCCGCGGCAGGTAATCCACCAATAGTAGTAACAAGACTTTTTACTGAAGTTAAAGTACCGACACTTGTGATATTTGGTTGTGCGTTATCTGTTACTGTGCTTGCACTTCCACCTGCGTTTCCAGTTACATTACCAGATACATTACCAACAAATATTGTTGCAGTAACACTACCATTACCTGGATTTACTCTAAAAACTGGATTGGAAAAAAGCTGATAATTACCAGTAGCATTGCTGGTAATAAAAGTTAGGTAACGATTACCATTAGAATTAGAAGTAAATATATTAGCATAGGTAGTTAAATTAGCAGAGCCAGCTATACTTAAATTTGCTACAGGAGTAGTAGAGGTTACTACAAAAGGTGCAGTACCAGTAGCAATATTTGATATAAGTTGAGTAGTTGTTATATTACCAGAAGCTAATATTCTACTAGTACCAATGTTTCCAATATTTGCATTACCGGTTGAATTTAATGTCCCAGATACATTAACACCCGTGCCAGTTACAACTACTATGTTTGAAGTACCCCCTGCACTTACATTGACATTTCCATTAAGTGTTGGTATACTAACATTGCTAGTACCATTGTTAATCGATGACCCGACGGTAGTAATACCACTGATATTAGATCCATCACCTTTTAAATATTGACCTTGAATAATACCAGCGTTAGCGTAAACATTACTAGATATGACATTATTGCCAGATGTAACATTACCTGTAGCAGATACTAATCCAGCCGTTCGTAAATTACCTACATTAGCATCGCCTGTTACGGACACACTACTTAATGTACCCAAACTAGTAATATTTGGTTGAGCATTTGTGTAGACAGTTCCAGAGATTAATGAATTAGCTACTTGTCCAGAGATATTTGCACTTTGTATATTAGATAAATTATTACCAGATCCGATAAAATAGTTTGCAACAGCACCATTTCCTAAATTAGCATTGCCGGCCGTAATATTACCTGAAACAGTTACGCTTGTTAATGTACCAACGCTTGTAATATTTGGCTGTGCGCTATTACTTACAGTTTGTGCTGTTATTACAGTTGCAACTGTATCATATGAAATTTCACCACTAGTAGGGTTATAATATAATGCATTACCAGTTAAATTATTTCTTACAGGTTTAACTACAAAACTATTTGTTACCGCAGTATCTAAATCAAATGCTGTAGCATTTAATATTATTGAATTTGATGCTTGATTGGTTCTACCAGCACTACCTCCAATTGCAATTGCGGCATAACCTTGATTTGCAAATCCTGCACCAACACCAATCGAAATACCACCTATACCTTGATTATTTGCCCCTGCTCCTTCACCTATAGCAATTGCTTGGCCTCGTTGGCCGTTGTTTCCGGCGTTTATTCCGATAGCAATATTTTTAGTGCCAATTGGTGCACCGCCGGCGTAATTACCTAAAACAACACTATTAGAATTTAATTGTAAGTTATTAATATTAGCATTGTTAGCAGTTAAATTTCCAATATCAGCGTTACCAACAACTGATAGACTAGTTAAATTACCAACACTTGTAATGTTTGGCTGATTCCCTATTGTTACATTTCCTGCGTATGCGGCATAATTTGCGTTAGCTACTGTGCCGGTTATATTACTAGCGTTTACATTAAAAGCCTCACCAGCAAAGTTTGCGTAGTTAGCATTGCCAACATTATTAGCAACAATATTGCCAACAACAATTAAGTCGCCAGGTACATTAACATTACCACTAATCTTATCAAATGTAAATCCGGCATTACCACCAAAATTAGCACCACCATCGTTAAATTGTATTTGAGTATTAGCACCACCTACAGTACCATTACCACTAATGTTACCAGTGCCAACAGCCCAAGTAAGATTACCAGTACCATCTGTTTGTAAATAGTAATGATTGTTACCACCAGTAATTTTAGTGTTAGCAACAGTTAATGTTAAGTTAGCACCGTTGTATGTTGCACTGGGAATGCCACCTAATGTAGCACCATTTACATTGTATTGAAGTTCAGTGTTTGCTCCACCAGGAAAGGCAGCACCACCACTATATACAGCTAACTGTATATCACTAGGCGTAAATGTTATTTCGTTAGGTTCTACAGTAAAATTAATACTGTTATTGTTAACGGTAAAATCTAAATTTATATCAGACATTATTGATACCTTACGATCATTCCAATTGGTTCACGACTAATATCTTGTTTAGGCGTACTCAATGTATTTGTCCTTGTTACAGTCAATGTAACAACTGCGATGTTAGTATTGGCTGAAGTATTTGCTAATGCTATTGTTGGACCGCCACCAACAGGCCCAGTTAAGTTTGCTGGAATATAAAGATAGCCTATTCCACTAGCCGCAGTTGTAAACACCGCAGTTAAATTACCACCAGTGTATGTATTACCAGTTAATGTTAAATTACCAACATTTATGTCAGTATCTATATTATTTACATTGTATGCAATAGTATCAGCAACATAGTATTTTACACCTGTGCTCAATGTCCATGCACTTGGCAATGTACAGTTGATTGGATTACCTGCACTATCAGTAAACTGAAAAGGAAAAGTGTACGCTTCCCCTGTGTATATTTCTATACATTGCATCACTGTGCCAGCGATTGTAATTGTCTTTGCACCTGTTAATAATAAACTCATTTTCTTTTTCCTTATATTCTATTTATTGTTTTTGTCTAAATGATACTAATCTACCTTCAGTAACAACTACATTAGCACCAGTAGTCATATTACGCATCATCATCCCCGCTCCATCAATACTACTTTCGCCGGATGCAAAATATGTTAAACTTGCATATACTGGTTTATTGGCTAGTAATTCGTATGTACTAACATCTTGTCCATCAAACAATACGTCAGAACCAGTACTAAAAGTAACCATGTTTACTATTTGTACTGAACTATCTATGTCTGATACCATCTGTGCGTAATATGTAAATTTAAATACTTCTGAAGCTGATACTGTTTGATTGAATAATTTATAATCCATACACCACCAATTAGCAACACCATTTACATCAGTCCATTGAGAAGCCCTAGCAGGATTATATTGACTAGTGCTATTTGCAAGCCAACCATTAGCTATTGCGCTAGTACCCTGGTAAAAGGGAAAATATTCCGTAGAACTTACAGTAGATCCATTCAAATATTTTGCCGTAACAAAATTAGCAGTTTTTACATTACTAGAAAAACTAGTCATATTAACTGGAGGTACAGTAATATTCGGTGTAGGATATCCTATTTGATATTGATAATTAGCAATTACACTTTCAGCACCAGTACCTAATCCTAAAAATGTATATGTTACTCCACCGACATTAGTATTAGCATTGAAAGTTGAAACGCTAGGACCACTCCAAACATATGAGTTTGAACTATTGCTTTGTCTACCAGCCTGTTTATTTCTTGCAGTACTAGACCAATAATATGTGTTAGCACTTAAATCACTAATATTAATAGTAACATTACTATTAGCTGTATAAGGTGTACCATCACCAATCTGTACAGTACTAAATGATTTATGTTGTAATACATTACTACTTGTACCTACATTAAAGTCCATATATAACACTGAACCACTTGCAGGTACATTACTACTTACACTAAAGAATTTAGTTGCGCCGTTTGCGACTGCACCAGTTGTAATTATAGGAATACTTGGTTGACTAATAATGTTTGGATCACTTAAACCAGTGTTACCATCTAACACAAAATCTGTTAATGGATCGTCATTGTAAACATCGTCATCATATTGGAATGCAGTAATTACTGCAAACAAATTACCATCTTGATTCTTCTGTTCTTGTACATTGCTTACTCTGAATAATTGACTTGGATTTGATGGATCTAATGTTGTAGGTCCCCAACCATATTCAGCCAAGTTAATTTTAATTACATCACCTGCAACTAACTGTATACCACTAAAGTCTAATGTAAAATTTACAGTTAAATCTAATCTACCCTGCAATAATCTACGCACACCAAGATATCTTGATTGAATGTTATTGTTTACTTGTGGATAATTTAAATTGATTCTATTGACAGGTTCGTTCGGACTCATCCATTGTGGATAGTAATCTTGCAATTTAATAACAGGGAAGTTATATTGATCCTGTACATTATAGTCTGGATACTGAACTTCCATCTCATTGTAGATGCTGTTTAAGTCAATTGGATTTACATTCACACCACCAACAATATTGCTACTATCAACTAAAAATAAATCATTTAATGTCGTGTAGTCAGTATAACTTTGATTGATAACAACACCCCATGTGCCTGTCAATTCACTATACTGTAACCAACTATCACATGCGTCAACTAACTGCTGTAAGTTAGTTAAGCAATCATTTGCTGGATCTAATGGTCCATTAATGCGATATCTTACTTGAGTAGCACTGCCACCACCAACAGGAGTGTATGTAACTAACTCATCACTGTATGTGTTTAATGCAGTTAAACTTGCAGTATCAATTTTAGTTAATGGTACAGCGCAACCATATCTACTATTCAACAAATAATCTTTTAGTGCATCACCTGGCTTTGTGATAGTGTTTGTCAATTCAACTTGAACTTGACCTAATCCACTTAATCCAGCATCATCATTATATTCAACTCTAATAACAATAAACGCTGTATTAGTCATTGTTGGACTGTATGTGACTAAACCCTCTGTATATGTATAGATAGGACCATTCCATCTTTCACCTGAAGGGATACCACCACCAGTACTACTATCACTTAACAGTGTAATTGCGTCAGCACCACCTGTACTGATACCACTACTAGAACCATTGGGAAATTTCCAAATGTATAGTTTACCACTAATATTAGTATCTTCTTGCGGTGTGTCACCATTAGTTGTTAATTTTGTAACTTTGCTTGTATCAGTGCCATCAAATGTTACTAACTTACCATCGTAATAAATATCGCCAAATGTATATCCGCTACTTACAGTTGTGTCTGTATGTTCTGCTAATGCACAAACATACCACATATATTTTTGATCTGTGCTAATCTTTGCATCAGTTACAGTTGGTGGTATAAACGCAGTACCATATACAACTGGTAATACATTATTTGCAACTGGTGCTTGCTGTGTTCTGCCACTAGCCGCCGCACTATTGCTTTGACTTAATGACCTCTTTGCAATAATTCTACTAATGCCAGTAAACAGTACAGTTCTAGCTACGAATGCTAATACTGTTTCACCTGCTAACCAACCAAATGCTGTTACTGCCGCCGCTATGAGTGTTGATGGCATTTTATACTCCTGCTATCCATTTTTCTTCTATCTTACGATAGCCAAACTTTTCATATTTCAAGTCTGGACTATTTGACATTTTGCTTATTGAGTACCAATGTATTTTGTTTTCACTTTTAAGTTCTAATGCCATTCTTTGATATTCTTTTAACAGTCTATATCCTGCTGTACTGCCACGATATTCAGGTTCTACCCAATATGCTAATTCTTCTAATACTCTAATATCAGGATCCCACATATTAGTACTAAACAATGCAATCAACATACCAATTGGTTGATAATCAACATCTTCTGCTAATAAACATATGCCACCACCTAATGTAATGTGACGAAATAGTTTACTAACATGCTGTTCATTATTTGCATCAGCTAACATAGATATAGGTGTTTTCTCTCTGTAATGTCTTAACATTTCAAAGATTTCAGTTTGGTCAAATTTATTTGCTAATCGTATTCTCATTAATATCCACCACCGCTTGATACATTAGTTTCTGTGTTAACTTGTGACTCACTCGTAGCCGCACTAGGATTAGGTTGACTTGCTGTCGGCTTCTTACCAAAGTCAAACTTTCTACCACTTAATGAATACATATTGTTCATTGAACTATCTGTGCTGTTAAACACTTGCCAACTCTGCTCATTTGTTTTTCTACCTGCTAATCTGTTTTCTAATACAGTTTTATAGCTACTTGCGTTAATTGTTACAGTAAATGTATCAGTATCAGCAATTCTATCTTCAGCAATATTATAACTTGTGACGATGCCTGTGAATCTTGGATATGTGTTTGTTAGTACATAATTGTTGTCATAGAAGCCGCGAGTAATTTCTATTTCGCTTCCTTTAACTTTTGTACCAAGCACAATGTATATATTATTGCCATCGACACCACTTAAACTAATGCTAGTGTCTGCACTAGTAACACGCAAATCTCTTTGTTGTACGCCAACACTTAATAGTCCACCTAATGGAGTGTACACTACACCATCAATAGTTTCGCTTGTGTAAGCACTACTAAATGTATAAGTTGTTGTGTTTGCTGTGTTTGAATAGTCGTTATAAACAGTTAGTCTAACGAATTCTGCACTATTAATGTTTGTAGCATTATTGCTTACTTCTGGAATAATATCCATTATGCATCTCCCACAAATTCATATAGCTGAAAGCTATCACTAAATTCAAGCAGTGCATTGTTTGTTGTAGTTGTGCCACTTAATGTTGCACCGCCCGGTATTAACTTATACGTTGGCATGTTAGGACAGAACATGTTGAATTGACAATTATTGCCAACAATAATACCTTCACCGGCTAGACTACCAGTTAATATATTTGGTCTGCTTGTTGTAACTACTACACTAGAACTACTACCACGCAACACTTGCGTAGTTGATGTGAATGGATAAGGATATTCGTTTAATGAACCAATTTGAATTAAATCATTAGGTTGAAACATCACAGTTGTTGCTCCTCCTCCGACACCAGTTACATTCAATGTTAATGTAGTACCAACCCAACTAGTTACTGTAATTGCTGCCAACTGTCCACTACTTAATGCACCTTGATAACGAAAGATCCAACTTAACTGTGGTAGATTACTGAATGTAATTACTTGTGGTGTAATACGATCCAATACATCTAATGCTTCCATCAAATCTCTAGCTTGACTATATCTAAATTTATTAGGCATGTCTAATGTAAACTTCCAGGGATTCTTTGTTGGAGTTTCACTTACTCTTGGTATTTCGTTTCTTGTAAACTGCGTACCAACTATTTTGCGACGGTTAATTTCTATGCCGTTGCAGTAATTTAATATTGTTTGTAAACCTGTTGCCATAATTATTCCTTATCTACCTGCAGAATATGGTAACTCTTTGCGAGCCATTTCTACTGTACCTAGTAATGTTTTTCTATTTTCTGCAAACATTTGTGCTACTGATTTGCTATCGATTGCACTAATGTTATTTGTGATATAGTTATTCGTAATTGGTGCATTGACTGCTCCTGCTCCACCACCCATGCTACCACCGTTTGGTACAATTGTACCTGCTGTTTTAGGAATAAACAGTTCTGGACCTTTTTCACCAACAATGCTTGGTTTGTTAACCGGTGGTTGACCACCTTCAGCAAACCCAAACAATGATCCAATACTGCCTAATATGCCTGAAAAACCACCAAATGATTTTAATAGTGCTGATGCTTGCGCTTTTAATTCAATTTTAATTAAATCTTGTATAATACTACGAGCAAAGTCACCAAACTTTATTTTACCAGTATCAACAAATGTATCAATAGCGTTACTCATGCCACTCCAAACAGCATTAGTTTGCATTGCGGCTTTATTAAATCCTTCAAACTGTCTAGCAATTGCCTTTGCTGTTTCTTCAGATCCTGCCTTTGCGTTTAGTCTAGCTTCTTCTTCTCTTTTAAGTTGATCTTTTAATATATTAACTTTTATATCAGCCACGCTCTGTGCTTGAGCTACTTCAACCTGTAATCTTGCCTGATCTTGACTAGTTGCATTCTTACCTAATGCTTCATATTTGTTTCTTGCGGCTAATACTGCATTGAATCTTTCATTTTCAATACTCATTAAACCCTGCTGTTCTTTTAATTCTTCACCATACAACCCAATCAACTTGTTCTGATTACTTAATTGACCTAATTGTGCATTTTGAGTTAAGTTTTGATTCAATAGCATAATGTCTGCCATCAAATCTTTTTGATATTGTAATTGCTGTAATTCGTTTTGCTTTGCTGTCTTGCGTTGTTCTGCGGCAGTCATTTCTATGCCAACTTGTTTATTCAATTCAGCAACGATATCTTTCGTAACGCCGGCATCACGCACTTTATTATTGGTTTCTAATTCAATTTGTTTACGAATATCAGTAATTTTTTTATCACGCTCAAAATCAATTTGAAGATTTGCTCTTGCTAAATCGCCAGCTTGCTGTTGCATACCTAATGTAGCGTTTAGACTAGTTGCGTATTTGTTTTGCAGGTCGTTAGTTTTTTGCATTGCCGCTGTTTGTGCTTCTGCATTAGCCACTGCTTGATTTTCAGCGTCTGTCCTTTTTAAATTACCTGTACCAGCAACTGATCCCTTGCCTGCTGTTGCGGCGTTTGCTCTTGCCGCTAATCTTTGTGATTCAGCATCAGTTTCCATTCGTGCTCGAATATCACCTTTAATGCCTTCGATGCCACCTTTACCTAGATCACCGGGCAACATACTGTACAATCCAGCTTTAAATTTCTCCATTGTAGTACTAGGACCACTGAATGTTTTGTTTATTGCTTGTGCTAATTTACCAAATGCACTAATTAAATTTGTTTCAATACTATTTGCAAGTTTGTCAATCTCATTACGATAATCACCGAGTGCTTTAATTTCTGCATCTTTAATTAAATCACGACCAGCAGTAACTTTACTCCAATCAATCTTGTTAGCAGACTTACCTAATAGTTCAACTGCCGTAGCGGCTCTTGTTGCTGGATCTGGAATAGCGGCGAGTGCTGATAATATTTCTGGTAATAAGTCATCAGTACTACGAATGTTACCATTAGCATCACCTAAACTAACACCTAAATCTCTAAATGATTTGCGAACTTTCTCATTGCCATTAACTGCATCTCCCAACGTTTGATTAAGTTTAGCAGATATCTTTTCAAAATCTTCACTCTTACCACCAGCTTCAACAATACTTTGTTTAAAGTTTAATAATCTACCTGCGCTGATACCTGTGGCATCGCTTAAGTCAGATATTTGGTCTGCCGCATTAATTGCCCTCATACCTAATCCAACAAATGCGGCCGCAATCAAGCCAATGCCTGCACCCATTTTACCTAGATTACCTAATGCACTAGCCATGCCATCAACTTGACTGATACCACTGCCCATTGAACCAGATACGACTCCGCCTAGGTCTTTCACAGTCTTGCCAAATTTGTCGGCACTACTTGACGCTTTGTTTAAGCTTTTATCAGCATCGTTTGTTGATTTGGTTAAACTGTCAATTGCACTTTGACCAGTGACTTTAACTCGTAATAGAAAGTCTGAAATTGTAGTAGCCATTTAGTTTGCGCCTTTTCTTATGTATTCTTCCATATGCTTCATTGTAGGATCAATCAAACCAATCTGATTTTGTTTACTCCAACCTTCGTCTAATCGTTTAGCATAGGGGTAATTAGCTTCAATTAAATTTCCATTGGCTACAGTATGGCGTTTAGCATTGCCACTCTTAAAAGGAGTGATTGATTGCATATACTTTGCGCCCTCTGCCGCTATTGCATTCTCATTCAATAGACTTTTAATAGAATTTAATTTACTAACGATTTTATTCATCTGTCTTACCTTTGTGCATCATGTCTAATAATTCTTTTGTAGTATAATCAGGCACAGTGCTTTTCCCCATTGCTTTATTGTATTGATACTCTTCCCAAGAACTCATCACATCGGAAATCATTAAATCATATGTTGTTGCGTTATCAACTACTTGACTAGGCAACATACCATACGTTTTTGCAATGACTCCAATGTTTAGCATCATTGCTGTGTTCCAGTCTCCGTTGGGGTTGAGTTCTTGGTTTCTGACTTTCCCAAATGTTCAGTAATTTTAACTACTGCGTTAGTGAAAATGTCTACAGGCAATTCGTATTCGTTATTCATTACTGGTTTGCCTTTTTCATCAAGCACGATTGTTTTTACAATCTTAAGTAGTTCGTCTGTGTTGCCTTCGCTCTGTGCTCTAAAGAACTTGAAGTATGTTGTCAAATCCAAATGATCGTACATGTGAAACTTGATAGTGTCACCATATTGTTCTATGATGTCTTTGTCATCAATTGTTATTTCAATGAGTTTTGGTTTGATTTTAAATTCTGATATGTTCATTTGTTTTACCTTTAAATTATTACATTGTATTTATTCTTTGTCAAGTGCTTCTTCTAGTAACTGATTAAGTAGTGCTAGTCTAAACGCTTGTTTTGCTTTTAATTGCTTGATTGTTGCTTGCATTGCGTCAAGCATGGGCATTGCTTTAGCTTCATCTGCAATTAAACTGCGTAACTTCTGTTCTGTGGTCTTTAACCACACATCGTCATTGTTATTCATTTGTTATCTTTCTAAAATAATAAAAAAGGGAACATAAAGTTCCCTCTTTATTCATGCTATCACAATTTACTGTTCAGCAGTATACATTGTTCCGTCAACAGCAATAGTCATAGGTGTTACCCAGACTGGTGCTTCAGGACTTACTGTAGGTGCTAGTGACGATATGTAACCAACTCCTGTAGTGAAGTATGAGTTTGCAACATTACCGTTAGCGTCACTGTTGTTCCAAACAAGTTTGAATTGTACTTCAACTTTGTTTTGGCTCAAACTAGATACGCCGTATCCTACTGCTGTGTTGCCACCAGTGCCGAAGTATACTGTCGGATCAATAACTAAATTCGTTGAAATTTCGTTATCTGCTGGTGTAGTGATTTTATTTGTGTCGATACTGCAAAAGTCGGTATATGAATAGATACCAGTACTAGATGTAACAGTTATATCTTGTAAACAAGTTACAGATAAACTATTAGCTAGACTGATATTTCCATTTGCGAGATTGGCAGCAGATACATTGGCTAAATCTGTACTTAAAATAAGTATAGGATTTGTGCCTGTTGTGTTTACTGTGATTCTTGCCATTTGATTTCTCCTTGTGTTAGGCTTTATGTATTAAATTCCATTCGTAGCATTCTGAATGTCCAGGTATGCTTCTCTGCTTGTGTTGGTCCATATGTACGAACTTGGTCAAAATCTCTTTCAAAGTATCCATCCATTAATTGAACGCCATCATCTTTGACAGCGGTAACTAAATTTCCAATAATAGCATTGACTGCTGTATTGTATGGATCATCTTGGTAACTAATATAAGTTACACCAAATTCATCGTATGCGTGATAGATAGCACCACAATATTGTATTGCTAATTGATGAGGATTTCTTGAAACTGTGTGTACATCACTCACATAGATACCATAACGAACAACTTCACTATCACTAGGAAAGTCACTGTATATTGGTATGTTCCATGCTTTAGGTATATCACGGCGCAACACTGCACTGATTTGTGTTTCAGTAACAGTTGGTTCGTTCAATACCGAGTAATTTACTTCAGCCATTAGAAATATCTCCTATCTCCGTTGAAATAATCAACATCCGCTGTCCAATTTTCTTCAAGTTTTGTCGTTGGACCCTGTGGACTATCCATGTATAAATCATAGAAGTTCATAAGTTGCAACGCTTTTGTCCATTCATCTTCACATCGCTTTTTAGCGAATTCATAATTTTGAACATCAACCTCATTCATGTTAGACACATCGGTTACTAGACTTTCATAGAAAACTAGTATTGCACCGAATGTATCTAAACGAATTAATGTTTGGTCACTTTTAATGAGCAAACTAGGATTGAAACTTGAGATCAATTGACCGTTGGGCAGATTAGAATAATAGTAAGCACCAAGAACGGTGTCGCAGTATTTCTGCCACCAGCCGAACTCTAACTTATAAAGCCACTCTTGTGAACCGACTTTAAAGTATGGAGCCCAATCAACATTGAGAGCCGCCGCTCTACGCTCCGCTGCCGGATCGTAGAACTGTATGTCCTCTACTGTTGCATTTGATATTCGTTGATATGGTACTGACATATTATATTATTCCTAGACTTAATTCAAATTACTGCTGGATGTTAATAGCACCGCCTCTACGTAAGTCACCAACGCCACTACCAAAATAGCCCACGCCAGTTAACCAAATTTGCAAGCCACCTGGTACTTCACCAGTCTTAAGTTGCAAGCCTTCTTTCATTACTGTAAAGATTGCGCTGTCGCCCATGTAACCACCGACCAATACTGAGAAAGGACCAGATCCTAGGAATGTGCGTGAAGCTGTAGTCAAGAATGTAGTGAAAACAATCATACATCCATATACTGACTCAATCTTACCTGTTGCTAGCAATTCGTTACCAAGAGCAGATAGGTTACTACCACCAGATTGTGATACTGCACCACCAGTTAACTCAGCAAGTAAACGATTCAAACTAGAACCTGTTTGACCAGCTACTGAACCTTCTGCATCACCATTGCTATCTAAAACGATAACTGGTGTTCCAGGCATACGAGCAACTTTAAAGTTCTGCTTAACTAAGCGAACTAAGTCAAGTACTGATGCGGCACTGAAGCCAGTTGTTCCACCTGCGGCTACTGTTACGTTAGTACCAGACTCTGCAAGTTCCATAGCACCTAATTCTAAGACACGTGTAAAACCGTCTGCGCTAGTTGCGTAGTAAGTATTACCAGGACTTACTTTGAAGCTTTGGAAAGCTAGTGTAACACGTTGGTCAACTTTTTCAGCGAAACTCTCACCAAGTTCAGCACCTAGCGTTGCGGCTAGTGTGAATGATGTCGTCCACCCGAAAAATATGTCAAACGCGGTTTGTGCAACTGCTGG